CAGAAGAATTTTTTGTGGATCGAAATGCTCGCAGCATAGACGATTTTTTTGTGGTTGGGCATCGCACCGACATGACCATTGGCGACTTGCTGGCTATGGGCTATGAAGAAGACGAAATCCAAGGCTTGACCGGGACTATTTCAACAATGGAGTCTGAGGCTGAGTTTGAGCGCCGTGGCTACACCATTGATGAAGACGATGATGAAAGCGTTGATCCTACATCTAAGAAAGTTGTCGTAACGGAAGCCTATATGAAGGTTGACGCTGAAGGCTTGGGCATCCCGCAGCTTTATCGTTTTGTCTTGGCTGGTGCTGGTTATAAGATGCTTTCTTATGATTTAGCTGATGAAGTGCCGTTTGCTGTTTTCGAAATCGATCCGGAACCACACGCATTTTTCGGAAGATCGTTGGTTGAGTTAGTAATGAATGACCAAGACGCGGCGACATCAATGTTGCGTGGTGTTCTGGATAACGTGTCATTGACTAACAATCCCGGCCTAGAAGTTGTCGAGGGTCAAGTTTCGATTGACGATCTTCTCAATAACGAGATCGGTCGAATTGTGCGAGTTAAGTCTCCCGGTGCAATTCGTGAGCAAGTTGTGCCGTTTACTGCGGGTTCTACGCTCCCAGCTTTGCAATATTTCGATATGCTTGTTGATAACAAAACGGGCGTTTCTAAGGCTGCACAAGGGCTTGATCCAGATGTATTGCAGTCAGCCACCGCCACAGCCGTTGCGGCTACTATGGAAGGCGCTGCGGGTCAGGCAGAGGTCATGGCGCGTAATTTAGCCGAAGGCGGTATGCGTCAGCTATTTAGATTGATTGCTTCGACCATTATTAAAAATTCTGACAAAGAAGAAATCATCCGACTAAACAACCAATTCGTTGCTGTTGATCCCAGGGTCTGGAACGCAGACATGGATATCATAGTGAATGTCGGATTGGGTACGGGGCGCGAAAACGAAAAGGCGGCGGTTTTGCGCGAGACCATTCAAATGCAAATGAGCATTTGGCAGCAATATGGGCCTAATAATGGCATGGTCACGATGACTAATATTCGGAACACACTGGCGGATACTTTAGCGGCAGTCGGCCTTAAAAACTCAGAGCGTTATTATTTGCCTGTTACACCGGAAAGCGAACAGCAGTTGATTGCTCAAAAGCAGCAAGAGGCAATGATGGCGCAACAGCAACAACAGCAAGGCGGCGCTCCGGCATCCGATCCAAACCAAGCGTTCTTAATGGCAGAGCAAATGAAAGCGCAAAGCAGAGTGCAAGTCGATATGGCTAAATTGCAGTTGGATGCACAGAAGGCTTCTGCGGATCAGCAATTTAAGATGCATGAGCTTGCTATGAAAGACGATTTGAAGCGCGATGAAATGGTGCAAGACCTCGCGGTTGAAGTTGCGAAAATTTTGGGTCAGTATAATTCAACTGTGAATGTTGCCGCTGTAAAAGCAGAGCAAGATGCAACACGCGCACACAACGAACAAATGATGGGTGGTTATGGATTACAAGGTTAGGGCATCACGTTCTAGGGCGTTAATGCAAAACGAACATTTCCAACTAATCATGAAGGATTTGCGAAACCAGCAACTTGAGGGTTTTGCGAATAGCAGCGCCGACGAAGTGGAGAAACGTGAAGACGCTCACGCCATTTTGAGAGCATTAAACCAAATTGAGTATATTCTCCAAGCGGACGTAAACGCTGAGATGCTCATAGAAAAGAAGGATCGGCACCGCCATGACGACTAATCCTAACGATGGAAGCATTGCTTCTGTAACCGAAATGCTGATGGAAACTCCGCAGCAAGATAATCCAAGCGAGGCTGTTGAGGCTTCCGAAGAGGTAACTGGGGGCGCTCAGACTGAACCGGAAGAGGTAATGGCTGAGAGCGAGGATGCCAGTGGCTACGATACTGATGAAGCTGAAGATGCTGAATATGAAAACGTAGATGAGGATGAATACACCGACGAGCCAGCCGCTCCTGTGGAGCTTTCCGACGATCTTGAACTTGAAGTAAAGTCAGATGGTCAATTAAAGAAAGTGACCCTGCAAGAGCTAAAGCGTGGCTACGCTGGGCAAGATTACGTCCAAAAGGGTATGGAACAGAACGCTAATCAACGCAAAGAGTTGGAGCAACTGAACCAAACCATGCAACAAGAACGTGAACAGTTTTTGCAACGCATCAATCAACTCGAAAATGGTGAACTTTCACAAAAGCCTCAAAAGCCACCGAAGGAGCTGCAAAACAGTGACCCTTTAGGTTATTTGGAGCAAATGGAAGAATACCGCGAAAATGTTGCAGAATTTGAACGTCTCAAGCAAGAGGCTGAACAAGTCAAGCAGCAGCAATTGGCCCAACAGGCGCAAGCCAATCAAGCCTATATTGCGCAACAAGCTGAAATTCTGAAACAAGAAATTCCAGAGCTACGCGATCCAGATAAGGGCAAAAAACTCTTGTCTGATATTCACGCAACGGCGACTGGCTATTACGGCGTTCCAGAAGAAATTGTTAGCTCGTTGACACACGGATGGGAGTTTAAAATCATGCGTGACGCGGTTGCTTACCAAAAGCTCATGGGGACTAAGGACAAAGTCGTAGAAAAGTCAAAATCTGCGCGTCCAATGGTTAAGCCGGGAGCAAAACGAACCGAGGATGGTCGGGCGAAAAGGCAACAACAAGTGCGTTCTAGGATGAAGAAAAGTGGTGACATAAAAAGTGTCACTTCATTCTTATTGTCATAGCGAAAGGAAAACACAATGGGTGTTCTAGCTAATACAAACGAAACCTATGATGTCACGACTATCCGCGAGGATATTCAAGACGCATTGATTTCGATCACGCCAACTGAGACAATTTTCATGTCTACTATTGGCACACGCAACGTCGAAAACACTTACTTTGAGTGGGGCGAAGTTGATCTTGCGGCAGTCGCAACTGACAACCGCGTAATCGAAGGCGAATCTGCTCCCGGCAACGATTCTCCAACTAACGCTGTTCGCAAAGGGAACTACACACAGATTTCAGACAAAGTTGTCGATGTGTCTTCCACTGCAAACAAAGTTAACGGTGTTGGCGATGCGCAAACAGTTGCAGAGCAAGTTGCTTACAAACTGAAAGAACTGAAGCGCGACATGGAAGCCATGCTGCTTTCCAATACTGCCGCGTCTGCTGGTTCTTCTGGCACTGCCCGTGCAACTGCTGGTCTGCCAGCCTTTATCACCACAAACACTGCGTTTGGTACTGGTGGTTCCGCTGGTACAACATCCGGTACAGGTGAAGCTGGTTTCCCTAATGCTGGTGCTACAGACGGCACACAACGTGCGCTGACAGAAACCATCTTGAAAACTGTCATTGCTTCGTGCTGGGATAGCGGTGCAGAGCCTTCTGTGGTTCTTTGTGGTTCTTACAACAAGCAAGTAATGTCTGCCTTCACAGGTAACGCTACGCGCTACAAAGAAGCAGAAGACAGCAAATTGAACGCCGCAATTGACGTTTATGTTTCTGACTTCGGTGAGCTTCAAATCGTGCCATCGCGCCATATCCGTGCTCGTGATGTGTTCGTTCTTGATCCAAGCTATGCTTCGGTTGCTTACTTGCAGACTGCCAAGCAAGAGCCATTGGCCAAGACAGGCCACTCTGAGCGCCGATTGATTTCGGTCGAATATGGCTTGCAAGTTGGTTCGCAAAAAGCCCACGGTTTTATTGCTGACTGTACGACAGCTGCTTAATTAGATTAGGGGCTGTAATGGCCCCTTTTCTTCTTTTGGGAGTAAAAAGATGCCTAAAATAAAAATCACCACTGACACAACATGGGTTCATGGTTCTCGCGCTGTAAAAGGCCAAACTTATGATGTTAATGACGAAGAGGCCAAAGTTTTAATTGGAAATGGCTTTGCGGAAGCTGTTGAAGTTAAACGCGCTCGAAACAAAAAAGGTCAGTTGAAGTCTGATGATCCCAGCACTCCTGACGTAAATGAAGCATGGGTTGGCGGTAAAAAGCCAAAAAAGAAAAAATGACAGAACACTTACAAACAAAAATTAAGGAAGAAGACAACAAAGTTGTTATTTCCCGTGTGCAAGATGTGCAGTCGATCCTTGATTACAATAAAGAAAAGCAAATTGCTGGCACGGTGGCTGGTAGTGAAATGCGCCATGTTGGGCAAATTCCGTTTGTTGTTGTCGAAAAATGGATTTCCGAGTCTGGTTTAAAACTAGGGTCGAAAGAGTTTGCAGAATATGTTAAAAAGAAATTGTTGAGCGGAGATTACGCGAAACTTTTGGTTCACGGCTATTAAGGGTGTCATTATGAGCAATAGAAACACAGTTGCATCTGCGCATGACCGGATTGATGTTATCGAGCCGCGCATCACTAAGCTGGAAACCACTGTTCATTTGCAGTTCAAAGAGGTTTTCGCCCGTGTGAAGCGGCTAGAGGCAATTTTAATCGCCACTGCTGGAACTACTATCGCCATGCTAGTTGCTGTGCTGACTAAGATGGGCTGACAAAATGATTGACCCGGTAACAGCGGTCGGTCTAGCCACATCGGCTTTCAATATTCTCAAG